CATCACCGTCACCATCGCCGTCACCGTCACCGTCACCGTCACCGTCACCGCCGCCTGTTCCTGTCCATGTTCCGTCCTGTATGGAATCAAAAGCTGATTTCCATTCTTCTAAACTGTCAAAAGTTAAAACTTCTCCACTGGGAAGTGTGATCGTATAAGTTTCACCGTCACCATCGCCATCGCCATCTCCGTCACCATCGCCATCGCCATCGCCAGCGCCAGCGTCGATAAGAACCGCGTCAATTGCTTCGTCGGCGGTGTCATATGTGTCTCCATTTCCAGTTGATACAGTTCCATCTTCGTTAAAGACTATTTCCCCAGATGCTTCTAAAACACCTTCTAAAGAAGATGTGTCTGTAATATCTGTGCTGTCCAAAACTTCAGTATCTTTGTCATTTTCAGTGGTCAGCACATTCAGCCCAGCTTCATCGTACCCACCGACAACGCTACTATCTGTTTCAGTATTTTCAAACGCACTAAAGTCTGTTGCAAGGTCATCGTCAGTTGCGCCAACGCCTCCGCCGCCAACAACACTGCCAGTAATTACATCGCTGAAAGCATTAATGGCTCCCGAAATGCCGCCTAAGCCTCCACCAACATTCAAACCAGCTTCGTCATAGCCGCCGACAACGCTGCTATCAGTGCCTGCCTGTTGATTTGCGTAAAATTCAGCAACAGCATCATCCATAAAAGTTTCGCCGTTTACTAATTTTTCGTAATCTTCAGTCGAAATAATCTCGACGTTTAAAGGTGGTGTTTCACTTTCTGGAGGCAGAAGATTTACCTCGCCACCCAAGTCAACACTATACAAAGGATCGTCACCAACTCCTCTGACGCCAAGTAAATCTGCACCAAAATTAATTAAAGTTGTGGCAACATTCGAGTTATCACCGCTTGTTGTGCTGATTGTCTGAAGCAAGTCTTCCATGTCATCTTTAGGAAGCAACGCCAAATCTTGCTTTGCCCCATCTGGGAGAGCCAAAAATGCACTTTCAGTAGTAGGCACTGGCACACCGTAATTGTTTAAAAACGTAGACTCAAACGTATCTTGGCCGGGAACATATGTTGATTCATCTATTTTGACTTGAAGTGGCGCACTTTCGGGGTAGCCATCAACGTAAGTTACGCCATCATATGTACCAGTGAAATTTACGCCGTTCCCAGTGACTAACGGCTCTGATGGATCGGTTAAATCAAACGATATATCATCGCGGCTATCGCCCGGTACATATGAAAAATCTGTATTAATACCTACCACTATTCCACTATAGCCCGGTATATAATTGTTTACCGGATTGGCATCTGGCCCCGCAACAGAATACCCTTCAAGATACCCACCAGCGTCACCATCGTAAATTCCGCCATTTTTATTTGTAACTGTGCCATCACCGTTGTCTGTCCAGCCGTGGTTGGAGACAAGAAGTTTTTCAACAGCATTTAACTCAGGATCTGGATCTATAGATGTAGGAACTTCGTCGTAAGTGCTACCATTATTGTTAGTAGAGCCAGTTGTCGTAGCTGAAGTAGTTACCGTTGAGGCTGGGGTATTCGTCACAGCCTCAGTATAATCCCTCAGAGACTCAGAGGTGTCACTCGTCGCAGCCTCAGTATAATCATTACCACTAGAAGTAGTGGTATAATCTACAGGGGTTTGTGAAACAGAATCCGGAATAACAACCGTGTCGTTGTAACTGTCCGTCGATGCAACCGTGTTTGTGTTCTTAACACCCGTATAATCCACATTTGTTGCCGCAATTTGGTCAAGACCACTCAAGTCACTCTCGCCAGCAGCCTCTAACTTCTTCTGATAATCCGTCTTCTCAACCTCAACCTCGTTCTCCGGAACAAAGCCTTTAAAGGTGCCAGACTCGTCTGCATAGTACGACCGTCCGTTGGGCAATTCTACTTCCGTTAAACCAGAAGTGGAGGTTGAAGGAAGAATATCGAAGTTGCTCCAAAGACCGTCATCGAGTCTTTCCGCAACCTCCGTGGTGTACAAATTACCGTTATAAGTAAAGGTCTCGTTCCCCGCAGCGCGGTTCTCGGCAAACGCATCGCTAAACGTCTCAGGTTCCGCAGCAGGCAACGTAGACTGGTTCTGACCCGTATACCCACCATCATCATTCGAAGTGAATACAACAGAATCATCTTTACTATTTAAAACCGTTCCTGTTTTCAAAGTCGTGCCAGTTGGAATAACCGTAGGTGTAGGTGCAGAAGAAGGGGTGTTATCGTCATCGTCATCGTCATTAGAATTATTTGTAGCTATGCCTCCCGAACCATCCCCGAAACTTGTGCCAAAAGTATCATTTGCCCAACCACTAAGGCTCCAAAAAGCAGGAACACCGCCCGGTCCTGCCACTGGAGGCATACCGCCCCTCATCTGCTGCAACATCGCCTCTTCTTCTGGGTTGATGTAAGACAGCATGTGAGGCTGACCCATGATTTCAGTCTGCCTTGGGATGTTGGCAAAAGCCGACATCGATTGCTTTTGAGGCATTTTAAATGCGGCTAATTTATTATTCATCCCAAGCTCCCGACTGGGTTACCCTCTGCGTCAAAGTAAACTGGCAATCCAGCCGCATCAGTGTCTTGATACCCCTTCAGATACCGCTCATCTGGACCTTCAACAGTTAACGCATTTTCGTAGCGAGCTGTGTTTTCAAACTGCTCTGGGCTTAGAATGCGTCCATCTGGTGTTCGATATGCAGTAGATCCATCTGCCAACGTAATCTGTTCCGCCATTACATCGAAGTTTTCACCAGTCATAAACTGACGCATGTACGCTGGCATAAATGCATAACCACCGCCACCGCGAGAATATCGATCATAATCGCTCGACGTTCCGCGTGTACCGTAAATACCTCGACGGCTGTTATTATCGCTTTGAATGGCGCTAGATAAGTTAACGTCATCTCTTCCATAAACTTGGTTTACAGTAGATCCACTCGCAGCATCATTGTATGGGACAATATTGTTGGCAATCATATCAACGCTACCATCGCCCTGAATATAATACTCATCACCCCCGCTTGTGACAAACCCACCCTCTGTACTCATGCCAGTTGGATCTGCGGCAGCAGCGGTGCTTTGGGCATCATAAACAGTTCTAAATCGATCATAGTCATCTATGCCATCTTGATTGGCATCTGGGTTATAAGCTGGATTTTGTGGACCGGGAGGCATAAACGCCATAATGTCATCTGCGCCCAAGACCTGTTGACCAAACGTAGACATAGTTGAATTATCAAATCCAACATAGTTTCCTTGGGCATCGAACTGCGGTGTGGCTCCCATTTCTAAGGCAGCAACTTGCTGTTCAATGATTGACTTTCTGTCTTCAATGCCACCCTTTAGCATCTGCTCGCCAAGGTAACCTCCGAACATGGGGCTAACCATACCCGGCAAGAATGACGCAAAATAAGCCAGATCGCCCGGAGGTATATCTTCTTTCATTTGCTGCTGGGCTGTTGCCACCGAAACTTGGCTTGAATTCATTCCAGTTGTGTCTAACACATTGTTGCTAGGATCGTCTGAAACGCCGTAAATGTAATCGCCTGTTGAAGAGTAACCGCCACCTGTCAAAGATGCTCCAGTTTTATCATCAACTAACTGACCATTGACGTAAGACGCGCCATCAAATGGCGTGAGTAAGTTTGCAAAATTTTCTCTTGCGCTGTTTGAAACATTCGTTGTCGATGTCGGACGAGGTGTTGTATCGGCTGGCAAAGCCCCAGTGGTTGTGGCTGTTGTTATCTTAGACGATGCTACTGGCGCTGGAGGTGGCCTGTTGTCATCATCATTGCTGGTGGTATTGGCTATTCCAGAAATAACATTGCCTGTGGATGTTGTTCCACCAGCAGAGATTGATGCGCCAGTAGCATCATCAACAAGATTACCATTTACATAAGATGCGCCATCGTTTGGCGTAAATATGTTTGCCAGCGTTTCAGTTAAGCTGTTTCTATTGTCGTTGTCATTTTTACTTTCAGTTTTGCCGCCACCGCCGCCACATAAACCACCCATTATGCCATCCTCGCTTGCTGTTGTTGTACTGGAGGCTGTGGTGCAGGCTGTGCCGCCACATTCATCTGAGGCTGTGGCATTGCATCTGCAATTGCACTCAGCGCACCCATATCACCCGCGCCCATTCTCTCGCGGATCTCAGCCACTTTATTCATCAAGTATTTACTCATATCCATAGGCGGTTGAGCCTGTGGCCCCCCAACATTGTTGGGAGGGGACATTGGAGGGCCACCCTGTGGACCCTGCTGCGGTAGACCGCCGAAGGCAGCAGGATTGATTGGAGGCAATCTATACTGTGGGGGGTACATTCTTCATGGCCTCCATTTGAATCTTAGCTGCGTTCTTTTCTCTCTCAAGCTGCAACTCTGCCTCCAGTTTGGTGATCTTGGCCTGCATGTCGGCTTGCGCCTTGGCTGCTTCGATCTCCATGTCTTGCCGCGCCTCTGCTTGCTTGATCTGAATATTTGACTGCGCCTTTGCCTGATCCGATTGGATCTGTGCTTGGGTTCTGGCCTTCAGAGCTTCTGTCTCCAGTTTTGCGAGTTCTTGCGCATATTGCAATGGGTTTCCCTGCTGGCCACCCTTTTGGCCCATGCCACGCAGTGCTTCGATCTGCTTCATCTGAGGTGATGCCGCCACAACTTGTGCAGCTCGCTGGCTGATTAGGCGATCTTGCTCTGGGTCTACATCGTTGAACTTGACCTTCAACTCTTTGAAATCTGGCAGTGGCGGAAGTGGGATATTCACACTTGCCTCCATGCGCTGACGGTACAGAAGCGCAATATGCTCTGCGATGTGGGCAATCAATATAGGCTGCATTTGCTTTGCGCCGGGATTGCCTGCCAATGATGGATCTTGCAAGAACTGCATGTGAACCGCAATGTGCGCCTCATGGTCTTGCTCTGGGAAGGCGCGGATTGGCTTGCCATACATCACGCTCATGTTCTCATCGATTGGGTCCATCTGAACCGCCTCTTCAGGCTTTTTCAGGATCTCATCGATATTCGGAATGCGGATCGCCTCGTACATCCGCTTGTATGCCTCATACAAATCATGGAGCTGCGGAGCTGATCTCGCCATTTCCAAAACAGCTTGTGCCTGCGCAATGCGCTGGGCTGTCGAGAAGATGTTGGGATCTGAGACTGGGACGATGTCGATGCGATCATCAAAGTCTTGACGATAGATGATATCAGAAGATCCAGCTTGAGCGAAGGTAAACTCATCAGGCAAGTTTTCCGCGTTCAGCTTTGCGAGCAGTTTAAACTCTTGGCCTTGTGCATAATGCAGGCGCTTATGGATTGCACTAAACGCTTTCGATCCCTGTTCGATCAGCGCAACCGTTGATCCAACTGGAGCATTCGGGTTTACGTCACCGACATTTAGATCTGCTGTGCTGGCAAAACGCTGGCCTGCCTCAACAATGTAGCCAAGCAAACTAAACAGCGAGCTGCTTGGTTCTTTGAACGGCAGGGGCATGATGGCCTTGTTTACGTCATCGACTGTGCTGTCGAGATCCACAAACTCACCGGGGCTGATTTGCATGTCACCGCCATTGACGCGGCCACGCAGTTTAAAGCCACCCTGCATGTTGGCGAATGCGGCACTGTCGAGAAGAGCGCGGAGCGATCCAGTCGCTGCTTTGCCCAATCCACCGATCATGTGATACAGGCCAAAGCCATAGAAGCCTAAACCGGGCAGGAACTTATAGCTCACAAACCAGTCACGGCGCTTTTTCATCTCATCGTCTTCTTTCCAGTTGCGGCGAATACTCACCACATTCTGGTTTTCGTAATCGATTGTGATCACATATGGGATGGCAACAGCGTTTTCGTTTGCCTCATCGCTATCCATTTCTTGACCATCGATGCCCTCGAACAAGTCATAGACGTGCATTTCGAGCAGTGTCATTACATCATCTTGGCTGTCATCGCTGTATTCATCGACGCCTTCGATCTCACCGATCACGCTGTCAGCAGGATCTAAAGAATCGCCAATGTATTTCGTCGGCAGGTAGTAACCGTTCTGGACGTAGCGATTGAAGTCGTTCTTCGGCATCCGAATGATGTGCGTGTAGCGCGGGGATGTGTAGAGGTCTTTGCTTTCTGGGGCGACCACAAAGTCTTCAGCCTTTACGAACTGGCTGCACTGCCGATCCATATTGGCGTCCCACCAAACCTTCTTGAAGGTGTGGCCGATCAGCGGGAGGTGAAACAGCATTTGATCCAGATCAGGGAAATACTCAGGCATTTCCTGCGTAATCTGGTAATTCATAAACTCACGCACCCGGCGACCTTGGTCTTCGAGCTTTTCGTCTGGGTCACCAATGATGACTGACTTGACGGGACCGCCTGACGGGTAAAGCTCTGCGATGGCGCGAGCGTTAAACTGGGTTGCGGCTTCTGCAATCATTGGGTGGATGACGATGGACAGGCCGCGAGTTGCGCGTTCATCTTCGCTTTCGTCTAGGCCACCATCTGGATCTAGGGTTTTCAAACCTTGCTTATAGCGGTTTTCCCATT